GGGAGGACGCTGGCCCTGGAGCACGTCGTGGACCCCCGAGATGACATCCACGTCCTGGCGCTCCGAGTTCAGGAGCAGGAACTGCTGCTCGGCCGGCGAGCGCACCGCCAGCGGCCCGAACTCGGCCCCCTGCTTCTTGCGGATGATGGTCCCGACCTCCGCCGCCCCGCGGTCGATGTCGACGCCCGAGTTCTTGTCGGTGAGCCACATCGGCGTCGCCTCGTACTCCAGCGCCATGTTGAGCAGGTCCAGCCGCCGGTCGATGGCCCGCGCCTTGGACGCGATGTGGTCGGTCTCCCCCGGGCTCCAGAACCGGAACGCCTGCCGGTAGTCGCGCCCCATCGTGAACGGCAGGCCGCCGAAGGCCGGGTCCAGTTCCTTGCAGTCGAGCAGCGTGCCGTTGGCGAGCATCTGGATCAGCCGCCAGCCGCTCTTGCAGTAGGACTCGGGCACCACCATCTGGTCCCAGTGCCAGGTCCAGGACCCCGACCCGTCGCGCTTCCACCGCTTGCCCGAGTAGCCGACCTGCTGGACCGCCAGGTCCCGGACGATGAGTTGGAACAGGAACGAGGTGTCGCCGCCAGGTCCCCGAGAGCCGGTCGGCGGCGTCAGTTCGGTCGAGGTGGTCGCGGGCGGCTCGTTCGGCCCAGTCGCGTGCGGCACCACCACGCGCTCGGTCGTGGACGAATGGTCCATCGAGTCGATGTACGGCCGCACCAGCACGTCGTAGGACGGGCTCACCCAGTGGTCCGACTGGATGGTCTTGCCCGGGAACACCGACTGGAGGTAGCGCGTCGAGACCGGGCCGGCCATGAAGAAGTACATGGCGTCCGCCTCGCTCGCGGCGGTGAAGTCCGGGTAGAAGTCCCAGTTGCACCAGGGCTTCGGGTACGGCATCCCCGTGCGCCGGTCGAACACGATGGTGTTGACGTTCCAGCCCAGCTTGAGCATCTCGCGGCTCCCGACCTCGTAGGTCATGTCGTAGCCGTCGGTGTTCATCATCCACGTCGCGTAGGCGTTCAGGTCGTCGGCGTTGGCCTCGGCAATGGAGTCGCGAGGCTGGATCTCCGGCCGCGGCTTCTGGCCGATGAGTTCCGGCAGCACCGTCTCGACCACCGAGAAGGAGTAGTTCGTGACCTCCTTCTCGAAGTTGTCGAGCGCGTTCTTGTAGCGGAACCCGGCGTAGTCCAGTTCCCGCCGGTTCATCCGCGAGTGCTCGGGCTCCATCGCCCGGTAGGTCTTCTCCCACAGCGAGGAGACGAAGCCCTTGATCTGCTCGTCGGTCGAGAAGCCGGCGGGCATCGGCACGTCGGTGGGGTTGTGGCGCTCCTCGGCGACGAAGTACTGCGCCGGGTACTGGGCGTTGCCGGGGAGCTGGTAGGACGGGAGCGAGGGGGCGGCCATCAGGCCCAATCCGTCGAGGGGCCGCGCGGCAGGCGCTCGTCCGAGGGGGAGTAGTTCTCAAGCCCGCGGGCGGTCTGGAGTTCCTTCAGGTGCTTGCGGCTCTCGACGCGGCAGCCGAGCGAGCGGTTGAAGTGGGCCGGAATCTCAAGGCCCGTGAGTTGGATGCTGCCGCCCGCGTGGGTGGCGCGGATGGAGAAGCGGGCGCGCTTGCCGCAATCGCAGCGGACGGTCTCGGGCTGCTGGCCCATCGGGTAGGCGCGGTCCACGACGTGGTGTCGCGCGCACTCGTAGGCGTAGAGGGCCATCTAGGCGTCGAAGATGAGTGGTCTCCCCCCGTTGCGTAGTTTTGCCCCTACTTCCCGGAAGTAGATGACGTGCAGCTCCTCGCCGGTCTTCCCGAGGCCGCAGGCCCCGTGGAAGTACATCGTGGGGTAGTGCCCCTCGCTGTTGCTGTAGGTCTTCGGGCTCTTGGGGTCGCAGGGCTTGCCGCAGATCATGCAGTCGGCCTGGCGGCGCTCCTCGTCGACGTGGATGAGCGGGTGGAGTGCGAGGCTGTCTCGGTTACGACCCACGCTGCCACCTCCATCAGTTCATCGACCTGACGCCCCGGCGTTCCCGTGCTCGCGCATATTGGTACATCTTCTCGTCGTAGTCCTCAAGTTCCTTCGCCGTGCAGTGGAGCGGCTGGAGGTCCGCGTCGGTCGGCTTCATCCCCATCCGCATCCGCGGCGCCCACTCCATCCAGAGTTGGTTCATGGTCTCCACCGGCAGCGGCTCGAGCGGTGAGTCCATGTTCCCGCGGTGGACGAACAGGGCGAGGAACGCGGCGATCAGCGTGTCGTGGAGCGAGCCCTCCTGCGCCACGGCCTTGTCGCCGTCGTAGACCAGTGTGGTGAGTTCCGAGACCACCTGCGGGTGTCGGATGGGCTGCCAGCCGTTGCGCCACGCCTCGCGGATGTAGCGCCGGCCGGTGTTGAACAAGTCCTGGCGCGCCCGCTCGGTGTTCTGGTATCCGGCCTTCTCGCTGATCTTCTGCGCCACGGTCTCGGCCGACACCGTCCGCATGTAGACGTTCGGGTACTCCAACTCGCGCACCCGGTAGCCGAAGGCCATGCCGTGGTTGTTGGCCTCCCACGCGAGCATCCCCTCGTTGTAGTGCTGGGTCAGTCGGCAGGCGTGCTCGGCCAGCAGGTCGGGCGGCGTGCGCCCGTACCAGACCGCCGAGAACGACAGGTCGGTGCGGTCGAGCACCGCGCCCGGCGAGGCGGTCGAGCCCGGGTCGCCCTCCGAGGGGTCCCAGGCCGAGATGTAGGTGTGGCGCTCGATGGGCGGGCGCAGGATGCACAGCCGCCCGTGCCGGGTCGGCACGATGACCGGCTTGGTGCGCTCCTCGCCCGGCTCGATCTCCGAGCACTCCAGGCCCTCCCAGGGGTCGAGGTCGGGCACCGCGTCGGTCTGGTACTTGAGCGCCTCCGGCGGCTCGAACACCGGGCGCCCGGAGGCCAGGAACGCCTCGGTGTCGGTGGCCGGGTACTCCTGCTTGAACAGGTTCAAGTCGCCGTCGCACTCGTCCTCGATGGTCAGCCGGCGCCACGCGATCTGCCGCAGCGTCAGCCCGTGCGCTGCGACCAGTGCTCGCTCCTCGGGCTCCAGCTCCGCCTCGGTGAACCACGGCGGCGCCTGGCACTGCGGGTCGTCGAACCACGCGATGAACAGCGCGATGTAGCCCGACCGCTTCCGCTTCGCCCGCAGGTAGACCTGGTGGAACTGATCCCCGGCTCCGTTGGCGGTGCTCTCGATGAACACCGAGGAGTCCTTACGGCGCGGCACCGCGTTCTTGACCGCGAGGAGCGTCTTCTTCTTCTCCTCCCAGAAGGCCATCTCGCTGAGGTGGAGGTGGAGTGCCGTAAACCCGCGGCCCGAGCCGGTGCCGACGGTCAGCACCTGGGTCGAGGAGCGCGTGTTGGCGAAGGTGATCTGCTTGCGCGTCAGGTGGCGCTTCTGAACCCGCAGCGGGTGCCCCTCGGGGAGTTCGGCGAGGTGGTCGTAGAACACGCGCTGCATGTCGAACAACTTGAGGGCGCTGTCGGCAACGTGCGCGAGCGTGATGGCGCTCCGGTTGGGCCGCAGGTGGGTGCGCCAGAAGTTGAACCCCTGGACCCAGGTCGAGATGCCGACGCGGCGCGCCTTGAGGATGACCACGCGGATAGGCAGCCCGCGCTCCTCCTGCCACTGGACGGCGGCGGCGAGCTTCTCCTGCGGCGGGTTCCAGACGAACGGGACCAGTTCGCCGTCCTTGGTGGTGATCTGGAGGAAGTTGCTCGCGTAGATTCGGTAGTCGGTGACGAGGCGAGAGAGCGGGACCTCGACCGACGGGGCGTCAGTCGAGTCCACGGTGCTCACGGTTGCGTCGGAACCACAGGGCCAGTTCCCGCATCGTCACTTCCTTGGCTCCGTTCTCGACGGCGAGCGCACGCTTGCTGCGGCAGACATCGAAGTGCTCGCGTGACGTGCCGGGGTTCTGGATGTGCCGCCCGGCCAACTCTATCAGACCGGCCATCCTCACGAGTTCGGCGTGCGTGTCGGCGAACATGTGACACATCCGCATCCTACCGAACTGGGCGTTCATGTCGTCGACGTAGACGCTCATCGGTCGGGTGACGCCCACTTCGGAAGCCGCCGCGGCAACGACCTCCGGTATTGACACTTCGGGCACAGGTACACCTCGAAGTCGAAGCCCTCTGGAGACGCTATGTCGCAGCGGTACGATGCGGGCCAGCCGCAGTCGTAGCACAGTCCACGGTCGAGCGGTCCAGCGGCGCCACAGGTTCGGCGGAGGCGCATCACGAGGCGCCGCAGCGCGCGGCCGAAACGGAACCTATCGCGCATCGTCAGGGCTCGGGGAGGAGGGCACGCAGCGAGTCCGCAGACGGGTGCTTGGCGATGGTCAGGAACGCGCAGACCCAGGTGAGCTGGTCGGGGCGCTGGCGGTCCTCGGCGTTCTTCCGGGCCGAGTCGATGACCGTGGCACACCGCGACTTCCAGTGGTCGATGCTCCGGGTCACGTCCTCCATGAACCCGACCTCGGTCATAAAGGCGTACAGGTCGGCGACCCGGCAGTCGAACTCCTTGCAGAACTGGGCGGTGGTCGCCAGCTCCGGTGGCCGCTCAGAGGGCGGCATCGACAGCCAGACTACATAGGCAGCACGGGCTCGGCCGAGGCGGCGGATTGCTCGGCTGGAGGCGTCCCCCATCCGTCCACCGCGATCCTCGGCATCGGCGACTTCGGCAGCGCCGGCTCCGGCTCCATTGCCCGCCGCGGGCTCGGCCGGGGCTTCTCCCCCATCGCCCGCCACAGCCACTCCTCCATCGACTGGAGGCGGCTCAGGACCGTCGTCCCAAGGGACTCGATCTTCCCCGCCAGGTCGTGGTCCCGCGCCGCGCGGCTCGCCGCCTCGTTCGCCATCACCGAGACCGCCGTCGCCTGCTTCACCAGGGCCCGGCCCGAGACCAGATGGGAGCGTGACAAGAAGCTCCCCAGCCTCACTCCGGCGAGGAGGATTCCGGCGCCCAGGAGCGCCCCGGCCATCAGCAGCAGCGCGGTCACGCACGGTTCCGCTTGGACTTATGGAGCCGAGCGCGCGGCTTGGCGCTAGCGCGGGCCTTGAGCATCGCCACCTCCGGCGAGGCTTCCGACCCCGTGTGGCGTGCCGTCCGGTGCGCCCGGCTCCCGCACTTCTCGCACGGCTCCCGCTTCCACTTCCACCGCTGCGACCGCTTGCGCTGGACCTCGGGCGTCGCCTTCTCCACCAGCCGATGGTAGAGCGCCGGCACTCCCTCCTCCGCCGCCAGTTCCGCCAGGAACGCCCCCAGGTCCCGGACCTCCAGCGCCATCCCCATCTGCGCCGCCACCCGGAGCCGCAGGTGCGGGTGCTTGCGGTGCTGGTAAGCCGTCCCCTCCGTCCACCCCAGCCGCTGGTACATGACCGAGAGCGTCATGCCCGGCGTCAGGTGACGCAGCGCCACCCTCCGCCACGGCGCGTCGTGGACCAGATCGTGAGGCACAGACCGGGCAGCCCTCGATTTCAGGCTGCCGGGGCTGGATTCCGTGAGCCGGGCAAGTCGTGAAGTCAGGCGACTCACGCTCCTGGAAGCAACCTTCGCAGAGACCGTTGGAAGCGGGGCGCCCACTCAGATCCTCCGAGACCATGTTGCCGGAGTAAGGGTCGATTCTCCGGCGCACGGTGCCTGGGGGAGATACGGTCGGGCGCCCCTGGTCGTCGACCGAGGTGCGGAAGCCGTGGAGCTGGCAGAAGACCTCGCCGGGCTCGGCCTCGCGGTCGGGGATGATGAGTTCTTCGGGCACACTACGGGTTCCCGGCGCTGGGGTCGGACGTGGGCTCGGACCCGCCCAAAGGCAGCGGCTCGGCGACCACCTTGTCGCCTTGCGTCGAGACGAACGTCGGTGCCGCGGTCATGGAGGCCGACTCGATGGTCTTGGGCACCGGCTGAGAAACGTCGGTGATGGTGCGCTCGATCAGCGCGACCTCCGATGCCCCGATCTGAACGCTGCCCCCCTGGTCGTTCATCACGACGATGGCGTGAACGGTGAGGTGTCTTCCGTCTTTCAGCGTGGCCTTGATGTCGGACATGGGGCTCCTCCTGTCGGTGGCGAGTGGCCTGTCGGCGGCACTCTACGGCTGCGTGGGGCGCGAAGTCAAGGGGCTTGACGCAGAGACGGTCGCGGTCATAGACTGCGGACGTGAGGCAGAGCACTCGGTTCGGGTCAGGGTTCGGCGGTCTCTGCCTCACAGCAAGACAAGCGCCCACCGGCGCGCCGGCCCTGGCCCGAACCGTTTTTGTTGGGGGCATGGATGACCTACGCCGAGAAGTTGAAGGACCCCCGGTGGCAGAAGCGAAGGCTTGAGGTCTTGGAGTCTGCGGGCTGGAAGTGCTCAAGCTGCGAGCGATCTGACGCGACGCTGCACGTTCACCATCGCCGTTACGTCGGGGGCAGAGAGCCGTGGGAGTACGAGGACGATGAGCTGGAGTCCCTGTGCGAGCATTGCCACCGGCGCGTGACGGAATCGAAGCGCCGCCTCATCTCGCTCCTCGACGGCCTCGGCGACGATAGCTTGGACACGCTTGTCGGGCTGGCTTGGTACCTCGCCAACGATGATCGAGTCGATCTTGAGGTAGATACCTACGGGGTAGCGGAAGGAGTGGCCTGTGGACTGAGGATGGCGCGCGGTAGGGGATGGGCGACGGCGGAGTGGGTCATGGACAGGTTCCCGTCGTCGATGTCGCCAGGGGCACTAGGCTGCGAGATCAGCCATCAGGAGGCTCTGTGCCAGGAGAAGCCGTAGAACCCAAGGCACAACCTAAAAGCCAGTGTGTTTCCGCGGTAGTAGAACTGTCAACCCCCGTTCGTCGGAAAAAAACCCGCGCTCGTGGCCAGACCAGCGTCGAGTGGCTGGAGGCGTTCGAGCGCGACTTCTGGCCGGAGTACCCGCGCAAGGTGGGTAAGCCGGACGCTAGGGCGCAGTGGCTCCGCATCCCGAAGCAGGACGAGGCGACGCGGGACGCCGTTTGCGATGGACTGGACCGCTGGAAGGCGTACTGGCTGTCCACCGCGACGGAGCGGAGGTTCATCCCCCACCCGTCGACGTGGCTTCACCAAGAGCGGTGGGAGGACGAACCATGAGGGAGCGCCAGAAGAAGGCCGTTGAAGTCGACCGTCCGCCGGGGGCCTTCATGGCGGACGGGTCGTGGAACCCGAAGGCGCAGTTGCACCACCGCGGTCAGATACATGGGCTGGTCCGGGCGCTGTGCCGACAGCGGCGCGAGGGGACGCTGTCGCTGGACCTGGCGACGCGGGCCATCGCGGCGGCGAACGCTGGCGACGCCTTCCCGTCCGTCGCCCAGTGGCGGCACGTCGCCGATTCGGACAACCCGCACTGGGCGATGGCCTACTGTGCGACGGCTGCCGAGGAGGCGGTCAAGCGCGAGGGGCGCGGCGTGACGGAGAAGCACTGGTGCGGACAGCGGTGGGTCGACGGCTTGGAGAAGGACTGCGACCAGCCGGGGCATCGGATGGAGAAGGACCCGAAGCGGGTGGCGGCGCTCGTCGCCGCGATCCTGGCGGAGATCGGGCGCCGTCGCGCGCCGGAGCCGCCCGAGGTGGACATGGGAGAGGGGGTCTGAGATGGGCAGCCTGTGTAAGTTTAAGCCGTGGACGATACGTTTGGACAACCTGACCCTGGAGCACGAGGGTGGCTATTACATCGACCTAGAACGATGCG